CCCCTCAGACATGTCTAAATAAAATATCAATTTCACATAGAACGCGCACAGGGATCAGGCACGATCACCAGCAGTAACTACGCACCACAGGGCGCACCAGATTACAGGGTACATCACGAGGACGCACAGGTTCAGCAAGTGCATGGGGAGAGTAGCCTCCTCCATTACGTTCGCACAGGTATCAGTGAAGCCTTCGATAAAACCTACTTTACGCATACAACCCCCTATTATAAACTCAGCGGAGTGCCCTCGCTAGAAGGCACTCGACTTAGCTTAACCTATTGTGGTTACAACAGCATCCAGTGCTGTCTTCAGTGCCACCAGTACCGCCTTGTTCTCGGCGAGGGTGAGGTCATCCAGCTTGCGCTCAGACTGACCGTAGTTCTGTACGGTCAGCTTAGCTGTGTGGATGGCGCGGTTCAGTGCCACTACTTGTGGGAGTGTTGGGGTTGCCATGTGGTGTTACTCCTTATACAGAGAGAGTGATGGCGGTGATGGCGCCGTTAGATACAGTCAATGTCACCTTGGTGCCGGTGCCGGTCGCAGTGACACCTGCTACCAGTCCCGAGGTCACGAGGGCAGTGCTACCACCCGCAGCGCCGCCAACAGCAGCCGCAGCAGCGATTGCAGCGTCAGCCGCTACCTTGACAGCAGCGACCACCGCAGGGGCATCCTTGTTCGCTGACAGGATGTCTACCTGCGCAAAGTCTTGGGTAGCCTTGGCCAAGTTCAGGCCGGCGTTACGGGCGTCTTTCAATTGAGCGAGAGTTGCCATTAATCCTCCAGTGGGTATCCATTAAGGGTGTTGCATAGGTCCAGGGCCTCGCCATAGGCCTGTACAGCCACGGCGAGTCCTGAGTTGGTGTACGGGTCTACCTCAGGGTGCTGGCACCGTACGGGGCTTACAGCGGACCCCTGGCCGGTTGCACAACCCGTCAACCACAGGGTCAGGCACGGCACCAGCAGACCACGTAGGATCAGACCGGAGAGCGCCCTGTAGGGCGGCGCGGTGTGGTGCATTACGTTGCTCCAGTTCGAGGACAGTCAGCTGGATACGCGCTGTGCGCTCCTGCTCGGCTGCCAGGGCGTCGGTAAGGACTACCTTGTCATGGTTGGCTACCTGTAGGGCTGAATACGCTTGTACGAAGCCCCAGGAGCTTAATCCAGCAATAGTGGCGAGTACGAGTACAGCAATGATGGCGTAGCGCATAGTTCGATCTCCGCAGCACGGCGATTGACCAAGCCTTTCGACACGACCTTACGCCCGTTGATTGTGACCTTATTCCACATACCCATAGCCTCGCAGCCCTCGCGGGTGCGGCCTTGGTTGAACAGCTTGAACGCTGTGCTAGTGGCGCAGGCTGGCCCGACGTTGTAGCAGAAGTACGTGAGGGCCACCTGCTCGCTCACATTCAACGGGATGTCGATGTGCTTGAGTACGATAGCCTCGAAGCGGCGATAGTCCTTGAGCGTCATGCTGTAGCACTGCGCAGGGGTCGCCACATCACCCATCTTCACGCCAGCAGTGGTGCCTGCGCAGATGGTAGGTACTCCGGCGATGTCCCGGTAGGCTGGGAGGGACATGCCCTCCAAGCCCACCAGACCGCCAAGGGCCAGCGATAGCGCTGTACCCGCCAGTGCCTTATTCCTTAGGTTCATCCGCAGCCTCCAGTGGATGCGCAGCCCCCGAGAACCGCTTGCGCAGCTCCTTCAGCGAGTCCAGCATACGTGGTAACAGGGTGATCATCTGAGCCGCCACGAACAGGGCAGTCAGTACAGCAGCAGCCAAGGAGGCCATTTCGTTCGGGCACAGCACCGAGGCCGAAGCCCCTGCGATTACGGCCGTGCCCTTGATGGCCTCGCTCGTGGTGTCTAGTTGCATATCATCTCCCGCGCTTCTTGCGCTTCTCCAGATGGCGTTTGGGGATACCCATGGGGTTGGTCAGGAACTCCATCAGCGCAGACTTCTCACGGCTACGGGTAGCAGCTTCATCGTCACGCAGCAGAGCAGGCGTCAGTTCCCGCACTAAGCCCTCAAGGGCGTCGATACGGTCATCCTTCTGCAAGGAACCACGGTCAGTGGTGATGTTGTGGATCTGGTGGAACACGGAGCGGATGTTACGCTGGTCAGTAGGGTACTGAGCCAGCAGCTTGAAGTCGTCGTCCAGCGCACGGCGGTGGAAGATCAGACGGTGCCGCTGCATCACAGGACGCAGTGTATCGACGATACGCTTCTCTTTCTGGCCATTCTTCTGGCGATCCTCCACACCGATCCCGGTGCATCGCTTCTTGCCCGTCTTCTCGTCGATCTTGTTCATCCAGTTACGGAACAACTGACCGACAGCACCTGCACCCATGTTCTTCTCGACATAGATGATCTTCACGCCCAGCTCCTCAGCGAGCTGTACGCACTTCTCAAGGTTGTCCTCGGCGAAGCCGCCCTTCCACCCACCAATAGATACAACGTGGATGTACGGACCTAGCACGCCGCCTACAGCGTACGACAGCTCGTCACCACCGTTACCGGCAGGGTCAACGAACATCGTCATCTGTTGCAGGGGCTGCCATCCACCATCCATGCTCGCAGGCAGGTACAGGTCAGGCTTGAGGATAGCGAACTTGTGCGCCTCGAACTTCAGCTTGAACCGCTCATCAGCAGCCCATGAGATTTGCTCAGGGACACGTTCGTGAGTGAACTCACCTACGATCAAGTCCTTCAGCTTGAGCTGCATACGAATCTCGTCGGCGAGGCTGGTATCAAGCATATACTGTAGCTGGAAGCCCTCTGGGCCTTGGTCAAGCTCCTTCTCGATTAGCGTCTGCTCGTCGTACCGCTGAGGGTCCGCAGACCAGCCACGGGTGCCGTCAAGCCCCTTACCGGTGCGGCAGAGTAAACCCTGTGCTTCCAGCGTGAGGCAGCGTTCAACGATGCTCGGTGCGAGGTACTCACCGTAACGCCCCTGCTCATCCAGCGACGGGAAACGCCCCGGCCAGATACGCATATTGAAGCCACGGGCAGGTAAGCCGTTGTAGATCGACTCCCGCGACTGCGGTGTACCGAGATACAGGATCTTACCGTGCGTGCAGATAGAAGTGAACTCCTGCGACTGCCGAACCAGCTTAGCTCGCTCAGTAGCCGTCAAGCCGTTCTTCGTAGTCTCGATGTCATCTGGGATCAATAGGTCGGCACGGTAGCCCTGAAGGGCCGCAGTGATACCCATGCAGTTGATCGACGCAGACTTCTCTACGCCCTTGAGTGCCCAGTTTACATCGAACGATGTAACTGATGTCCGGTCGCCAAACTTGGCCTCGGGTCGCAGATACGACAGTAGGTCCCAGTGCATGATCATCTTTGTGATCAATTGGCCGTTCTCTTCTGCCTTGTCACCGGAGCCAGAGATAAGCATCACGCGGCTCGATGGCATCTGGATGATACACCAGATAGCGTACAAGCAGGCGATAGTAGATTTAGCCTCGCCCCGCTGGGCAGCAACCATGTCGCGGTTGCTGCCGTCCTGCATGTAGTCCGCGATGTCCAACTGCATCCACGTCATCGTGAATCCGAGGAAGAGCATTGCGTCTAGGCAGAAGTCGCGGAAGCGAGGGTACATCGCAGCAGTCTCAGCCGCTGCGGTTAACCTCTCGTGTGGGGTCATTGAACTGTGTCCGTCCCGTACAGGGCTGCCAAGTCATCGGCGGTGTTACCCGTGAGTACCTTAGCCAGCGCGGCTTGGCGTTTACCCTTGAGGGTCTCCTGCAACTCTTGGCGCAGGGCCTCGATGTCAGCAGCGTCCGCAGGGTCACAGGTGATTGCGTTGTCTTTCAGGAACTTGGCCGTAGCCGCCTTCTCTGCCGCAGGAACAGGTATACCCTGCTCCCTGTACCAACGGAGATCGTCGATAAACGTCTCCGTTAGCATGGCATGAAGTTCAGCCATCAGCTCCAGCGATGCTGTGCCCTTGGCGCTCATTCTAGTCCTCCATTAAGTCCACTGGAGCTACCAACGGGTACTCCGCTTTAAGGGCGGTGTAGGCTTGCGGCCACAGTGGCCGGGAGACATCTGCGTCGAACGCAATGTCACTCTCCCACAAGTAGTGGCACTTATCGATAAATGCCTGCTGGCTGATAAACCCACGAAACTTTGCCGTACTTGCAACACCGTGGTTGCTTGACTCGACATTATTGAGCCGAATGTACAAGCTCCGCTCCTCTCCAAACGAATCAATAACTGTTGCTTTAATAGCCACGCTAACCCCCGTACCTCTTAGTGTCTAAAAGATCGACCGTCTCCCGGATCTGCCGGGATAGGCTTTCCACCACCTCATCGGCCAGCAGGAATCGCTGCTGGAGTCTTGCCCCTACTACACTGTCGGAGCTGTTCTCCCCACTTTGATGCGTGAGCATCTCCGAATAAGCGAAATCTTTACCTACTCTGGCAGCCGACAGCTCTCCCCGCAACGCTTGCAGAGTTTCATCCAGACTCATACCGACCCCCTTAGCTGTCAATCGCGCCATAGTTTTTAAAGACCGCCGTACTCCCAGCATCCCCGGCAGTGGTGCAAATTGAACCCAACTTGCCGCCCGGTACGGTGATAGCGCCGGGCGTGTAGGTCATAGTAGACCCCCTAGCCCAGCTACCTGCTGTGGGGTTTGCGGGGCCGATACTCCTAGGCACCTTAGTAGAGGTTGAGCTACTAATAGGCGCTTCCTCCTGGTACATTATACATGGCCGCATCCCAGCGTATCTCTGGGCCGTGACAGCAACGTCACAAGTATTGTTGGTAAACCTGCCGTCGGGGTATGCAGGGGCGTAGTCGCTAGCATTGGCACCCCAGATATACGCCGCAGGGGTATCCTCAGGTCTTAGATTCCTGAGTGCTCTTGTATTGTTATCGTAGACCTTAGCGTTTTTAACTCTCCCAGCGGATAATCCGCCAGCATTAATATGGGTGTATTGAGTTTCAACCCCCTCTACCAGCCCACCAACACAGTCCTTAACTACAATCCCCTCACTGTTGTTTAAGAATATTCCGGACCAGTAGGTGTCCAACTCAGTCAAGGATCGCTGCCCATTTCGGTAGGTCTCAACGCCAAGAATCTTAATATCTCTCGGCGGGCTTGCCGTGTTCCCTACGTTGAACCCATGTTGCCAGCACTCAAACACAGAGCCACCTACATACTGGATATCACGTACGCCCGGCCCAAAGGCATGCCCCTGCAAGTTTTTAGACAGTACCACATCTACAAACTTGCCACCCGCTGTGTACTCCGTGAGCGTGCCGTTAACTGCGCTATTACCTACCATCTGGATGTTCTCAAACCGCACCCCGCCGGACCGCCACGACCTAGCACCAACGGACGAGCGGCCGTACAGCCACGCATTCGGACGTGTTCCGTTGTTTATAACTTTACCCGACCTGAGTACTACGTTAGGGGAAACCATGTCCCGAATGCTGGGATCAGCTGCAAAGGCGAATCCGGCGCCGCCACCAACTTTAATGCCGATTGGGTGCAGGTTGCATCCCGGCCCAGCCTCAACCACAAAGTTCTCAATCAATACGTTGTAGCAACCAGATGTCCCGAGCAGCAGGCCGTCAGGCCCCCCAATTACTACACTACGTTTACCGATAACGATATTTGACCAGTGCATATTATGTGGGTGGTAGGTGTTAACACCTACGGTACCCCCCCACTCGGCGTAGATCCCGGCGGCGCCCGTATCAGTCTCGGGGCAAAACAGTCGGTCTACTACGACGTTTGAGGTATCCCCTGTAATGAATACTCCCACCCCACCTTTGCGGTTGTTGAGTACAACCATATTAAAAATCCCTACATTCTGGTACCCGACTCCCTCATAATACTGCCCTACAATTATCGGTATCAAGGCGTCGCCAAAAACATCGACATCATGGGTGGTAGTCAACTCAACAAACCCGTTGCGAATCTCTGAGCCATCCATAAGCCGTACAGCCCGTTGCGTAGCGCCGGTTAGATAGAACGTAATCTTCGATCCATTCATATCCAGCACCCTATTCTCTACGGCAAATTCCTGAGTGAGCAAGTAATTACTACCGGGGCGTAATCTAATATTCCCCTTGGCTTGACTCATTGCGTAGAAGGCCGCGCTGTCATCTGTGACTCCATCACCCTTAGCTCCGAACTCCTCCGGGCATAGACATAGACCTAAAAACTTCTGGGATACGGGGAGCCCCTCCGCGCCGGGCCATGTAGAGACGTACCCCACGAGGCTGGAGCCTTTGTACGGGTCTGTCATGTTGGCTAGGTCAATTGCCAGCTCAGTACCCGACCCACTGGCTGGCAGCACCCCTATAGGCTGACCGGCTGCGTCAAAGCCCATAATCTTGTTGGCGCGGGTAGTAGCAGGCGGCAGTGCGCGGATCTCTGGGTCGGATACAGGTACCCGTACTGTACGGCGCATATCCCGCGCCTGCTGAGCGGCGGATGCGGCAGCATTAGCTGCTGCATCCTCAGCAGCCGCTGTACGTCGGAGCGACTCCTCGGCGGTGGCTTGGGTGTGTGCAAACTGGAGTAGACCCTCCTGCAAGGCGTACAGCAGCTGCTTGTTGTTGCCGTCGATGTACTTCGGCAGCATCGGAATGCCGGTAGCGAACAGGTACGTGGGGTTCTGTGCTGGGGTGTTACGGAAGATACGCACAATTGCCAGTGCCGCAGGGGCGGGGACAATAGTCACTTGGTTTGTCGAAGCCAGTACAGCGGCCACCTCGACACCGTTAACAGTGACCCGCAGGTCTCGTGGGAGCAGGTACGGCCAGTTAAAGCCGAACACTGTCTCCGTCCCGGTCCCTACGTGCAGGGACTCGGGGGCGTCATAAATTGCCATTTACTCTCCTTTGATGCTCTCGATGAGCAACTTCGATGCCGGGAATACGTTAACGAATGGGATGAGACCGGCAGCACCTGAGGCGATGTCGCCCGCTGCTGCACGTTGGTCGTCACCGAACAACCCCTTAACACCACGGAACACTTCCCCGGTGTTCTCGGCTAGACCGAAGACAGGTGCAGACATGCGACCGTTACCGTTCACGATGCCCCACATATCGGCGGTGAAGCCCAGACCAGCGGTGTAGCTGATCCCGTCGGTTGCCATCTTCTTCAAGCCCGTCTCAGAGAGATCGAGCTTGCCGTTGATGGCAGCCTTGACGCCCAGCATCATAGACGTGAGCGGATACTGCAAGGCTAACAGCGATGCCACTCCCAGCACCCCTTGGTTCTCGTAAGTACCACGGAGAAGCTTATTATGGGCGAAGGCCACGAAGCTGCGGAACTGACCTAGCATTTGCCCGACCGGCGAACGGGCATACCCTGCGTTCTGACCGACCCGTCCGTAGAGGAGGGAGTCATCCATAATGCGCAGGGCGGTATTCATTACCGTGTCTACATCTGCTTTGGCCCATTGGCCCCAGTTCATGCTTGTAGCGTTCCTACCATTAAGGGAGACATAACCGTGAACTCGCTTGAGTAGGGGGTCCCAGTCCACATCTTTGCCGTATGCCTTCAAGACAGCCAGCGCATCCGCATCCCCGGCAGCCGCACGGGCCACCTTATTCAGTGTGAGGTTCGCATTCATCCGGGACTGGATGCCGTGGATGAACTTCATACCATTCAGGATTGGCGTGGCTTGCTTGCCGCTGTGCAGCAGTCGGTCGAACGTGGTATCACTGGAGCTGAGGAAGGTATCGAACTGCCGCTTCCACGGCTTCATCCGTACGTCCCGTGCAAGGTCGAGACCCAGCACAGTCTGCATCTCCGAAGCTAGATCTGGGTCACGTGCTGCCTGACCCAGTAGCTTCCGCATGCCGCCACCGAAGGACTGCATCATTTCACCCATCGTTGCTGCCACACCTTGCCGGTGCATAATGGTTGCCAACTCAGCCAACTGATACACACCGGAGAAACCCAGCATTGTTGCGCTAGTCAGCCCGGCTGCCCGTTGGGCGATAGGGCCGAGTTGGTGCTCCTTGGGCACGTTCCCGGTGAAGTCGCCGAACACACCGCGCAGTTGGCCGGTCAGTTCTTCAGTCTTCGCCAAGCCCATGTGACTCACGGTCTGCGTGTACTCCCGGATGAATGCCTCGATCTCACTATCACCCGGCATACCGGCACGAGCCAGTGCAGAGCGGCCTGAGATGGAGCCAGCGTAGTTCTCCAGCAGGCGATCCACGTCGCGGTCAATCAAGTCCGCTACACGGTACACCTGTCCGCTGACATTCACCTCCACGTCCATGTCCAGATTCAATCGACCCTTACCGTACTTCACAGTGCCTTGGTCGGATGCCTTCTGCTCGATCTTACCCATGATGCTGTTACGCTTGACTTCACTCACACCAGCCGCTTCCAGCGACTCGCGGATGAACGTAGTGTCAGCTACGCCTAGCGCACCCATGAACTCCGAGCGGATGCCGGATGCACGGTCCTTGGCACGCTGTACGATAGCCTTCGAGATAGTGAGCGCATCGTCTGCGTCCAATCCCTTGAGACCCCGGCGCACCGCTTCGCCAATCACCTTGGCAGCCAGGCCCGGTTGTACGTTGTCAAGGTCCAGCATCTTCGAGTAGTTCCACGAACGGTGGAAGTAGCCTGGGTGGGGTTGGAAGTCCTCGAAGCCACGTACACCAGCCTCCTTGGCGCGGGCACCCATCTTGCTGTGGATATCGTCCGAGATGTCGGCGATCTTCTTGACGGCTGGATCGAGATCCGCCTTGTCAGACACGAAGCCTTGGCTCGTCCATTCACGGTTACGGCGGAGCAGCTCAGTCGCCACCTCGTCGTTCACCGCGTCCCGGCCCTGCACACTCTTCTTGGTATTCAACGCTCGATCCTTCCAACCTATACCCCGCTGGCCCATCAAGTCCGCTACGGCGTCTTCGTACTGCTTGACGTACCCATCGAACTCATTACGGTAGCGGCGCAGGAAGCTGGCCGCGTTATCGTTCGTGCTGTACCCTTCCCGGCGTACAGGGTCGTCGATCAAGCGGCCCATCATGGCCCGTGCCTCTGGGTTGATGCCCAGGAGGTCTGCCTCACTGAAGAAGCGGTTCACGAAGCCTGTTGTGGCCTTGGCTGCCGCCTTGGTGCCCTCGAAGGCTGCCTCGTATGCCGGTGCAGCAACTGGGGCGCCCTTGTTGGCCCAGGTAGCCATCTGGGCAGTGTACCCAGCGGACTCCTCCAATAGCTTGCTGCCCCCAAGCAGTACGTTGGACAGCGCTGTAGCGGCCTCTGGCGCCAGCCCTAACAACCCGCGCACCGTCTGGACGAGGGCGTCCCATAGACTGCCCTTATCCGGTACGCTTACAGACTCCAGCAGGCGCTGCATGCGCGGGTCTGTCATGCCCCAAGCTACCAGCTCCATGCGGTTCGCCAGGGCGTTACTCCGCCCCGCTTTGAGGTCCTTAGCGAAGTCCGACAGAGCGCTATCTGGCGTATCCGTCAAGTGTGCCTTCACCTGGTCCAGGGTCTGGGTCAGTAAGCGCATGCTGTCTTGTGCTGCTGCCGACACCGAGCTGAGGTCCTTCTCAGCGGCCCGCATGATCTGCACGGTGGCAGCGTGGGTAAGCTCGTGTAGGGCCGTAACAGGGTTCGTGCCGACACGCCCAGCTGCGGATGCCCCACGTACCGACACCAGGGATTCCATACCGCTGGTGGAGTGCAGCCCACCTGTCCCCGGACGGAGGTACATCTCGTGCGCTGTATCGCCGCCCCGGATAACCTTGAACAGACTGGTCTGCCCTGCCGCCGCCATACCATCCAGGGCCTCAGCCACCTTAGCAGCTACTGCCCGGAGTGGCGCAGGGACATCTGCGTGGCTGCCCAGGAAGCGTGCAGCCTCTGCGGCGGTCTTGCCGTGAGCACCCGCTACCAAGGCATCCTCGAAGGCGTCGGCCTGCCGGTTGATCGTAGGGATAACCTCGGTCTTAATCCGCGACTCCAGGTTAAGTTTAGGGGTCTCCGCCAGTGCGGGCACCATAGGGGTTGGCGGCACCTCGGGCACAGCTGCCGGGTGGATTACAGGTTCTGGGGATCTTGCAGCGGCGCGGGCAGCACCCTTACCAACCACTGCGCCAATACCTGCGCCTAGGGCACCCGCCAGAAGGTAGGTGCTGCCATCCACGTCCATGTCTGTCGCATCCATCGCGGCCACGTATCCGAGCTGACCAGAGCCGCCAACGAGAGCCATACCCCCGCGTCCAAGGCGAAGGGCACGGCCAGTCCCAAAAGTGACGGCGTCCATAGCCAGAGCGACAGGATCAACCATAGTCGCTGCGAAGTTCCAGTACGGATTCTGTTCGACAACACGCTGGTTCTCCTCGTGCTGCTGGATGCGGGAGATGATCTGCTCCGCATCGTCAGCGTCGGCAGCTTGGGCAATAGCCTTGGCGTACCGCTCATTGTGGGGAATCCCCAGCTCGGCGAAGCGCTTCTCCGCATACGTGCCGGGGTTGAAGCTGCGGTCGATCTCCGTACGCTCGGGACCGAACCACTGGGAAGCCTCATCCAAGGCACGCCCAGTAACGGTGCTCTCGCTCAACAGCGCGGTTGCCGTGTCGAGCGCTGAGCGGTCCTGCTCCTGCTTGATTGCAGCAAGTGACGCTGCGTTGGCTTCTTGGCCGAGGGCAACCTGCCCCTGCACCAGAGAACCGCCGATAGCGTCGAGGCCGACGCCTTGGACCGGAGTCGCAGCCTCTGGGGCAGCCAAAATCTCGGTCGGGGTCATCGGGTTTTGCGGGGTCAGTTTACCCTTAGCTTGAGTTGCCATTGTGTCTCCTATTGGGCCGTAGCCTCGCTGTACCAGTCAGGCCCGGTAGCCATCTCTGTAAAGTGGGGTTGCATGTATCCGAGGAATGCTTTCACACGCTCCGGGGTCTGCTTAGCCCATGCGCTATCGTACACCTGCTTCTTGAAGCCCTCCCAGTCTTTCATCTGGATCGCCTTCTTGGTGTCCTTGAACTCACCCAGACCTGCCTCGCCCAACTGGAATGCAGCCCCAGCCAAACCGAGGATAGCCTGCTGATTCGTCACGCCCAAGTCCTTGGCGATCCTATTGCCTGCGATGATGGCGTTGTCGGTGTCCTCCGCGAACCACTGCTGCGCCTGCTCGCGGCTGATCTTATCACCCTCCTTGAGCTTGCCAGTCACGTTACGCCCAACACCTACAGCCAGCCCGTTGCGGTCTTTGTACACGGTGTCACGGTAGCCCTCGTGCGAGAGCATGTCGCGCCGCCAGTCGTACACACCACGTCGCTGCATACCGCTGGCGTTACCACCGTCGATCAGCAACTTCTTCCCACCACCCGCATCAACCTCTGCACCCAGATCCGCAGCCCGCTGTGCGTTCACATGCTCAGCGTTCTTGCGGTTCACCTCAGTGCCGATGGCCTTGGGGTCGACCTTCACACGATCCAGCTCTTGGCCGTTCGCGTCGTACTGGATACGGTACATGCCGTTCTGGCGAGTGTACTCGAAGGCCACTGTAGACTTGTCCCCGAACACGCCCTTGACTTCAGGCGGGTACTTGTCTGCCAGTGCCTGCCCAATGCCCTTGGTGTCGCGGGCTCCGAAGACTTGCTCCGCACTCACGCCTCGCGGAAGGATCAGAGGAGTACGCTCCCGATCAAACAGCACGCCGTCTTTACCGACCTGAATGGTGCGGCTCTGTACGTTCGCGGCTGCTAGATTCAATAGCGCCTCATGTCCGTCCGGGGATGTAAGCAGGCCAGCGTTGCGGCGGTCGCCACTCAGTTGGAACGCTTCATCCTGTACCGCTCGGCGATACATGCTCATCACGGCCTCGTTGCCGCTGAGGTTGCTGGAGCCAGTCACGAAGTTACCGATACGACCGAAGGCGCCGGATAGGAACTCCGAGTCCACCTTGCCGTTCAACGACTTCTGGAACGCTTGGCTGTTCTGGAACTTCTGGAAGTCCTCCTGCTGAGTCGCAGACAGATCCCGCGCACCGTACTCCTTGAGGGCTTGACCGGGCTCGATACCCAGCTTAGCCTGTTGCAGCATGAATGCCATAGCGCCACGTTGCTCCTCTGGTACGCCGCTCAGCAGCACGTTACCAGCGGCCGGGTTCAGCTTCTCAGCCTGTGCCACTTGCTCAGCAACCGTATTCAGCGTCTGCACCATCTCAGGCTGCACGGTACCATCACTCGCAAGCACAGCACGGACAGAGGCACCTACAGCTGCCCCGTAGTTCTTAGGGAACACGCCGAGACGTAGCCCTAGCTTGGTGTTGTTCGAGAGGCGCTGACTCACGGAGGCGCCGTTGGCCGCTGCCAGCTGGTCGTACTTGGTGAGTGCCTCGTCAACCTCGAAGCCCAGCGTGTTCAGCTGGTTGATGTCCCCAGCCTCCAGTGCCGATACCATGTTACCCATGAGCTGACGATTAGCGACACCCTTCTGGGCATTCTGAACAAAGCTCAGCGCCTGCTCGTGGCCCCAGAGTTTACGGGCCACTCGATCCTTGGCGTAGCTTACTGCATCGTCCAGCCCAACCACACCAGATGCCACACCGGTCTGGAAGGTTGCATCAGACTCAAGGTCTGCCATGCTCTCAACGCTACGGGTACTAGCTTGGCTCCGCTCGTACGCACCGTTCAATTCACGGCGGTCGTCGAAGCTCATGGTGTCCAGAGCGCCCGCATCGCGCAGGTCCTCGTACACCCTCCGCTGGTTCAGATCCAGAGCACCTAGCAAGAACTGCTTAGCCACCTTCTCCTTGTGGCCATCTGGGATTGCCGGGGTATTCAGGAGGTTCAGGTGATACAGCGCAGCCTCTTCAGTCGCCGCCCGGTACGTTAGATCGTCGCCCTGCGCCTGTGCAGTACGCAGCTTAACCAGAATGCTGTTACCTTGAGCAAGGAAGGGCTTGGTGCCCTCCTCGATCAGCCAGCCAGCGTGGCTCTGGGCCTGCTTGGTCAGCAACGTCTCCTCGGCCTTGGTCTGCTGCATCAGCGCCTGCATGTGCGCCTCTGCTGGCAGGCCATCCAACGTCCCCAGGATGCCAGCAGCCTCCTGACCCATACGCTTAGTGAACTGCTCCGGGGTTAGCTTGCGACCCTCGTTCTCCGCCAGTTGGCTCATACGCAGGCTGAAGTCAGCCTGCTTGATCCGGTAGTCTTGCTGCCGGTACCCGTTGCGGACAAAGGGTGCGGCGAAGGCGTCGGACTCAATAGCATCCTCAGCCTCGCCTGCCATGCGAGCACGGCTTCCCCTGACCATCTGCTCTTGTACGTTCGCATCGAACTTGCGCTGCACGATACCGCTAGCTGCGTCAAGGATACCCGACAGTACGCGGGATGCACCGCTGCCGGTGTCCTGTACGTCGTAATCCTTCACGGTCGCTCGGCCACCGCCTTGGTACGCCTGTCTGTCGGTTACGTTGATCCGTAGCCCAAGCTCCTGTGAAGATCGCTCAGCCATTACCTACTCCTTTCTGTGCCCCGAACTGGAAGTACGCATTCGCATACATACTGCCCACGGTCAACGCCCCCTCCATCAGCGGAGACTTCAGGCCAGCTCGCGGATTGATTTGACCCATCAGGCCGTTGGCCGTACTGAGCTGTAGTTGCCGGAGTTGGTCCGACAGGTTGTACTGCTTGTTCTCAAGGTCTCGATCAATGGCAACCTCAGCTTCGCCGAACTCTCGGTCGAGGTCTGCGAACACAGCATCCACACTGGCGCCCTTGATACCGGCTGCCCCGGCCTGCGCTTCCGCAGTGCCTCGGGCCTTACCGATCTCGCGCTGTGCGGCGATACGTGTCTCCGTCGCTTGGCGTTTGTACTCGCCTGCAAGCATGCCGAGGCTGCCCACCTGCTGAGCAGCATCCGCCAAGTTCCGAAGGTCCACCTTCTCCCGTGCTGCGTTCTCACGCCTGCCCTTCTTGATCTGCTCCTTGTTGTCGATGTGCGCCTTGCCCGCAGACATCGCACCCATCACCAACAGCGGAATCCAGAACATTATGCTCTCCTGTACCGTAGGTTGTGCTTGTACCCGTACTCAAGTGAACTGATGTTCATGTCGTACGGCCCATCTGCCCGAAGCACCAGCGAAGACGTGAGCATGTCTACCCGTGCAGGTAGAGGCACCACGGCGGTGTCCACGAACGGTTGACCAGCATCAAGCCTACGGCTGAAGAGTCGGAGCGGTGTTGTGTCAATCCACTGACCGGGGCGAACAGAGTCACCGATCTTGTACTCGAACTCCCCGGTGTCCTTGTAACTCACCCGGTACCCGCGCAGTGTCGCCCGGGTCGTTGTGATAGGTACACCGTTGTAGTCCCGCACCACCGGCGGCGACGGCTCCATTGAGGACTCGTAACCGTGCCCGATGATGTACTCATGCCCTACCTCAGCCTCAGGTACCGGGATGCTGGTCTGATCACCAACAACTTCCACAGGGTCGAAGATGCGGCGCTCTAGGAACTGACCCACTCCCGGCGTGACACGGTACACCCGGAGGTCGTGCGCCACGCTGTGGTAGTACGCAGTATCCACAGCCAACCGCCCCTCAGCACCACACACAACCTTACGCTGCATGTCGTACCGTGGTGCTGGTAGCCCAGCCTGCCCGGTCAGTGCCCGTAGATTCAGCCGCATCAGGATAACCTGCCCGGCGCCGTACACGATGCACATCATGGTGTCGCCACTGAAGTACACGCCGAGGATCTGCTTGTGCAGCTCCCAGCGGTGCCATGCCTGCTGCACCTTGTCAGCCCCTGCCCAGATGTACTGGTACACCGTGAGCCGGTCAGCCGGGTCAACGTCCGAACCAGTCACGAGAAACCCTGAGGTACTGGCGCCCGTGATGTACGCAGCAGGTCCCGGAATGTATGAGGGGATGTGGCTGGTTACATCGTCAGCGACATAGTGGCTATCGGTACTTGGACTCGGGGACATCTCGTGGATGCCTACGAAGCCCAGCGAGCGCGGTGTGGCGAAATACAGCGAACGCCCCGCCGCAAATGGCACGGCACTCATGTCTGCTTCGTACGTCGTCGTCACAGACAGGCTGGCCGTACGTGGGGTGATAACACCGCCACCGGGGATCACTGCTTGGTACCGCCGACTGAATAGGATCAGGTCCTTGTTGTAGGTGATCCCGTACTGGTACGGCGCGGTCAGCGTACCCTGTGCCGCAACCTCTACAGGGTCATCGTCAGCGAGGGCAGTTGCGGATCGCCTGTACCAGCGTAGCGGGTCATTGCTCGCAGACATGCAGGCGTACTCGTTACTCAGGAACACTAACCGCCCTTGGAAGGTGGCCAGCCCTGTGATGCCAGCAGACTTCAGGAAGTTGAAGTCTGGGTTCGAGTCGATGTCGCCAGCCGGTCGCTTCAGGTACTCAGGCATCCCGAACGCCCAGCCCTCGCTATCCCAGCGGAGTCGATGCGGCATATTCTGGAATCCAGTCCCGTCACCGTACGCAGCATCCTCCTTCCAGCGACCTGTGCCAGCATCCCAACGGAAGTACGTCAGGTTAGCACTGGTACCGGCTGCCACGATAACGCCATCCATGAAAGCAGTACCGCCGCTGGTTGCGGGGTAGTCCGCCGTAGTGGGCAGACTCGCAGGCAGCTCGTCGCTGGCTCGGATCGTCATATCTCCCGAGGTCCGTAGGAAGCCGGAGCCGGTGTTAGATGTGACGGTGAGGGACCAAGCATCACTGAGCTGCAAGCCGACGTACCCCATGCTCAAACCAGACGCTATAGTGGCATCTCGGATTGGCTGAAGTGCTGGGTCGGCAGTTACGGCAGGGCGGGACGGGTCGTCCTTGGTGGGATCGTTCGGCAGCTTCTGTGCAGCGCGCCCGTAAATCTTACCGTACAGTTGCCACGCAATCGCATGTACCGAGGTCCTCTGCGCATCCGACTCCCCCCTCCCTTCCGGGGTGGTATATGTCGCAATGTACGAGGAGCCGGTCTTAGAGTTCGTGAACGTCACGGTGAAGTCTTTGGCGTACTGGCCTGCCGGGATGTAGAAGTACCCGAAACGATCGGGGTCCTTACCGGCGGTGGCAGGTAATTTGCTCGGCTTGATGCCGGTGTTCGCAATGAACACCTCATCACCCATCGTCACTAGACGCAGCGCCTGTGCCGAGGCTGACTTAAGGTACGCTTGATCTTGGTACGATTGCAACAGCTCGCCGGTCTGGTCATCGAACACGTACAGGGACCCAAGGTGCGGGAACACAAGGAACACAACCGAGCGGTTGTTGATGTCCGTGTGGTATACCTTGGGGCGCGGCTTATCGCCCAGATCCAGCATGATTAACGCCTTAATGAACTCTGTACCCGGTCGCCGACGCAGGCCGGTCACAGGGTCCGAGATCATGTTGAGCTGTTCGGATAGTTGGCCGGGGAGTCGGTCCTGTGGTGCCTGCTGAGATACGCCCATCAAGAGATTCTTGTGGGCTGAGTCCTTGTAGCTCATGTGCGTAGGCTCCTCTTCCACTTACTGAACGACCGCTTGTGTCTGGTATTCAGCTTGCGGGAGCGGGTATGCTCCGCGCTGAGTGTCATTAAGTACTCAATGCGGGTACCATCCAAACCCTTGCTGGTATCATCCGGGCCAATGTCTGCGGTGTACGTCTCCACTGCGGCGGTATAGGTCACGGCCATCGCAGCAATGTACGGTAGCCGTTCAAAGTCCTTGTCGATAACCAACTTACCGCGCACCGGCTTCCCGATGTACGGGTCGTGGTTCGCGGCCTGTACGATACCCCGCCCCTCGAACACATACGCAGCATCGTCCGGGTAGAACATCAGGGTATTCTCAGGCAGCTCCACAAGGCCAGCTGGGTCGGGTGTCGCATCCCAGTCGTGCAACGTGTTAAACCACCAACCTTCCTTGAGCACAGTGGTGCGGGCCTCATCCAACGCGGGCAAAACAATTGCGAGTGTAGGGTACGGCTCGTCAAGGGAGGGTACGTCGATCTCACCCAGCTTTCGCAGGATGGTATTCACAGCAGTTAGTAGACGCATAGTCTCTCCTAAAGTGCGCAAAAACCCCGCACTGAGCGAGGCTCGGCACGGGGTGTCGGTGAACTTTGGAGAGACTCCCCGGAGGGAGTCTCGGCACCATTACAGGCCGGTGATTTCCACAGCAGCGGCGGTGTCTGGACGCCGCGCACCGATGTTGTACATCTGGAAGGTGTCAAGAACCCACGAGAACTTCTCTTCCCATTCCCAGAACTTGGCAGTGACCGGCTGCACTTGGGCAGTGATCAAAGTCTTGCTCGGGATGAACACCAGCATCTGGCGCTTGGCCTCGTCGATTGAGACGTTGAACGCCGAGCCTAGTGGGTGGCCGGTGATCGCCTTACGAGCGAAGCGTGGAGTCTCCAGCACGCGGATGCCGTTCAGGATGGCAACACGGGCACGAGCGAAGTCGTTCATTGCGCCGCCGACGCCTTGGAACTCGACGTTCATGAGCTTACCGTGCTCCAGCAACAGCGAGAACACCTGAGCCGACACTGGGGTCAGGCCCTCGGAGTACAGGTCATCACCGAGGTCGCGGTCCACGAATTCCTCACACACCTTGCGGTGGATGCGGACCAGCGCCTCAGCCTTCTCGGCTGGAGAGGTGATAGCGGACAGGTCCAGCTTCTCCAGAATGCCTGGCGAGAACGAGTCCTCCAGATCGGTAGGTGCTGGCAGGGCAGCAGCCTTGGCGACGGCGATCAAGCACGCTTGGTCGAACATCTTGGCCAGCTCGATGCCGTCCAGCTCCGCAACTTCTTTACGCATTGCCAGATCGGAGACCCACTCGTCTTGGTTGTCGAACTGGTGGCGGAGGTACAGCAGGGTGTCCACGGTCAGGTTCCACTTGTCGTTCACGACTCGGGAGATCGCCAGCTCCTCGCCGGACTTACGACCACCGACCTTCACGTTACCGATGCGATCCAGACGGGCCACGTTGGTGCCGCGCAGGGTGCGGATGTTCATCAGCGGAGCGAACTTCGAGGTGTAGGCGAACGCCTTGTCCACGATACCCAAGTGCTCTTCGAGGTGGATGTCTACGTCAGCGTTCTTACCGGCGAAGTGCGGGCGGGACAGATCGTTCAGAAAGGACATGTGTTACTCCTTATTCAAAGTGCCGCCGCAGGTTATCCTACGGCGGGTGTGACAGTTACAGACCGGCTTTCATACCCGCTGCACGTTGGGTACGCAGGGCTTCGTACTGCGCATCCGTTGCATTACGCGGCAGAGCTGCCAGCGCAGTGCGGTACTGCTCCATCGACAACCCTTGGACATTGCCAGGAGTACCGAGTGGCTGTACGCCAGTTTGAACCACGCCGCCGGTGCTCTTGGCAAAGGCAGCGACTTGACCCGCAGCGTACTTCATCTGCTCCGGGTTCATGCTGTCGAACAAGGCAGCGATAGCCACCTTAGTTTCTTGTGGAGCATGCTGGTTGAACAGCGCAATCGCCTGACCCCATGCCTCGTCGCCGCCAACCGATGCGCGGACATCCGAGTACAGCTTCTCGGTAGCCGCCTTGGCATACACGATGCTGGCCTCGGCCACCTTGATCATTTGATCAGCTTGGGCTTGCCCAACCTTCTCGACCAGATACGCCTTGTCGATGAAGCGTGCGTCCAACTCATCAGCCGCTTGACCGAATGCACGGGTCACGTCCAACTGAGCAGCCGTCGCAGCGGCTTCGAGGTACGCAATGCCCGGTGCGATTGCAGGGTCGGAGCCTAGCGAACCGGCCAGATCCGCTACCGTGCCTGCTGCGTCTGACTTTGGTGGCTCAGGAACGACAGGTGGGGTCGGTAGGACAGGTGGAGCTGGCGCGGGTGCCGGTGGGGTGCCCGGAGCCGGTGGTGCCTGCAACGTGGTCAGCATCGGGTTAAGATTCTGAGCCGGGGCTGGCGGCACCTGTGACGCAGGAACTTGTGGCTGCTGCGACAGGAACTGCGCTTGATACTGCTCGTACGTCAACATCGGAGCCGGGGCAGGTGCCGCAGGCTTCGGTGTGGGGTTCGGCATGTTGATGACCGAAGTTCCAGCAGGGGTGCCGGGGATCTGCGGGGCTACCGCGGGGGTGACGCCACCCAGACCTGCTGGAAGTTGTTGGTCGTTGTCAGCCATTATAGTGCTCCGATTGTCGAGGATACTTGCCCAGCCTGCTCAACGAGCTGCTGCTGCTGTGCTTGCGTCTGGGCAGCTTGCTGCTCCATCTGCTTAGCCTCAGCCTGCATCTCCTCAGGGGTTTGGAATAGCTCAGACGAATCCACGCTATATGCTGCCAGAACCATGTCCACCATCTTAGTCACAGAGAATCGGCGGTCCACTTGCTTCAAGGCGGGGATGAAACCGGCAATCACTTGTGCTGCGTTGATGAGGTTCTGCACCGCCATACTGCGGGACAAGGCAGGGATGCCTGTCTGGATGGTTGGTTTGTGCGACTTGTCGATCAAGCCTGCAAGCAGTGTCACCGACACCTCGGCTAAGCAGACGTACGCCAGTGGGCCTTGGAAGCCTTCAGCAAGCAGCGAGTACACGCCGCCCAGAGTTGCCTCAGCCTCGCTGGCGGTCTGGCGGATCTCTTCAGCAGTTACGCGCTCTGCGTCCCGAGTGTTCCCCGTGTACATGAACGCCATACTTAACCGGGAGATAACGCCAGCCAGCGATTGGTTCACTGCGACGATCTTCTGGTAATCGCCGCGCTCGTACGCGGTGACGGCATTCACGCCACCCGGAACATAGTCACCTGTCTCTGCATCTTGGTAGTCATCGACTACGGCACCAGCCTGCTCGTTCACGACGTTCAGGATGTCCAGCGACTCCAACTCATACAGCCCTAGACGCTCAGAGAGTAGGGACAGCTTCGCGAAGTCGCCAATGTGATCCTCGACATGACCCCGACCATAGTGCTCGCCATCAGCGAGGTTCCAAGTCGGGCAGATGTACGGGGACAGATGCTCAGGCCACGAGCCAGTCTTACCAACTTGCACACCGTCGATCTCGTGAGTGCTAGTCACGATCTCGTACACAGCACCTTGCGAGCGCTTAATGTAGGTGTACAGATCAACCTGCGTATCTGGCTTGATGTTCTTGCCAGCGGCGCGCAGTGAATCTACGTACTCGGTGTCGAGGTCAGAAGCCAGGAACTTTTGTTTCAGGATGATCTCTTGCCACTTCCCGGTCGGGTCGCGGCGAACCGAGTAGCTGTGCATGCTCCAGCATACCAAGGTAGCCTTGGCGCTGTCGCGGTACACTAGCGCATTGCCGGTGACGATTAGGAGTTTGACCACGCGGGTCAGCTTAGCCAGCGAGGCGTTCATGAATAGGCGCTGAGTCGCCTTCCTGTCCAGTTGCGCCAAAGCCGCCGAGACCTCACCGTCATCCACATCATCCATGTCGGCTGCTTGGCGAATTGCATCAGTCAGCTCGGATCGGAAGAACGGGATGCCGGTAGGGAACAGCGCCTGCACCAGCTTTGCTGCAAGGTTGTTCGTGAGTACTGCACCAATAGACTGGAAGTCGTGTTCAATGTCAGCGTGCTCACCTTGCAGCGGGTCCCGCATGATGTACGGGAGCGTCATCTTCGCAAATTCCTCTGCGCGGGTGATGCTAGCCGCGTCACGCAGTTGCTCCCACCGCATTGCAGCTGTTAGCGGTCTCATAGACTCTCCTCAGTAGTTGATGCCGAGGGAGCTGGACGCACTGGAGCCACCTTGGCGCTTCTTGCGCCGGTTCCCCGTGCCTACCGCATCTGCGGTCCCACCCAAGTCAACTTGGGCTACGTTCTCACTACCCAGATCGACGCTCATGTTCTGAGCAAACGTCTGGGCTTGTATCTCTCGTTGCAGGTTACTCGCATCGAGCTTTGCCTGCGCAGCCTTTGCGCCTGTGTAGTCGGTACCCGTCCACTGGTCAACCAGCGGATCAAAGAACTGATTCAACGTACCAGCACCTAACGGGTCCCACTTTTCAGTAAATTTCTTAACCTTACCTACGATCTTCTTTGCCTTCTTTCCGATACCTCACCTCCGGGCATACGCGCCGTGGTGTTCCTCTCGTAGCTTGGCTGCGGCGGCGCATGCCTCATCATAGTTGACGAATTGACCACCACTGTGTGACCGGCCATTGGCCTGCACACGTACAACCCAACGCTGCTTGGCGTTGATCCAAGACACACCGGGAGTACCTGATGTGTTGTTGGATTGCTTGGTGGAGTTTTGGCGGTTCTGCGCCACGCTGACCAGTCGGTGGTTATAGTCGTGGTTGTTCAGGGTATCCCCGTTGATGTGGTCAACCCACATTCCATCCGGCACAGGGCCGTGACGGAGTTCCCAGAGGATGTTGTGTACCCGAACCTTCTTACCTGCGAAGCGTGTCCGGTAGTAACCCTTACCGTCGGTGCCCAGCACCAGTACTCCTGCGGGTGTCTTCGAGCTGGCTACCTTACGGCGAACCGTGTAGCCAGCGTCTTCAAATACGTCGTGTAGCTGCATCTCGAACCTCTCTGTACACTACCTCGTAACGACCGATACCGGTCCTGTGGCTGTAGCTGATGTTCTTGATACCAGCCCACTGCGCTTGTCGCTTGAGTTCGCGGATGAAATGCCGCCCCATATGCAGGTGACGGTACGCAGGAAGCACGTACTGCCACTGGAGGGATAGACACACACCTACGTGCTGATCGTCGTCTAGGACGATCACAGCGCCACCGACGACTTTACCGTCGTCGATAGCAACTATCTCAGACCTGTCAAACTCGGACAGGCTGCTAACCACCCGATGCACATCATCGCGGTAGTCTTCAGATTGGCGCAGTTCCGGGAACTCCAGAACTGCGGGCAGGGCCAGTGACGCTGTGTGAGCACGCTCACCGGCAGCGCCGACCAAGTGCAGCACCCTCATAGCTGGACCGTCGCCATAGCCCGTACACGGGCCTTCATAGCCATGATCAGCTCTCGCTTGCCTGCTACGTTCTGGATGCGCTCCATGGTCGTCTCAGGCGTGATCAGTGGTTCGGGGAAGGTGTTCTCCAGCCAAGCGATCTGCTCAGGTGTGAAGAATACAGGGTGAGCCGCACTCTTGCCTGTTCCACCACTAAGGGAGACATTATCGGATCGTCTGCCGTTTCGGCCTAATCCTGCCATTTGTCTTTACTCCACCACTAAGGGAGACATAATAATAGATCACTTATTAACCTAGTACTATATCTCTATAAGTTATATAAAGAGAGATTCTTATAAGCTATCTCTCCTATCCTATGTCCAGTCGGCTTGCTCCTTACCATAGAGGGAGACATAATCGTCAGCAGAAGAATGCCCACGACTTCTTGATCTCCTCTAGGTCGAAGTTACCCACAGGCAGTAGCTCCATGTCAAGTCCTAAATGGTCTCGAAGTTCCTTGAGCCAATCCCTACGTTGGTACATCTCCACGAACTCCTCACGCAGCGCACCTTGCATGAAGTCCACATCGCAAGCGTGTGTCCCGGCTGAGTCGTGAATCCCTGCCATGTCGCAGCCCTGAGCCTCCATACGGATGGCTGTACCACCAAGGTGCGCCGAGTCCAGACCGTGTACGAAGTTCGGGCTGATGCCGTTGGCACTCTTGCGGATGTCAAGCGTATCCGTCGCTTCTCTCACGATACAGTACTCGGTCGCCAAGCTGCGTAACCGCACACGGGTATCGTTCATCACCGGGTACTGCTGGAACACCTGCATCCCCAGCGGTGTCTCCCAGTAGATCATGCCGTCCTTGTCTACCTTGCGCACTAGCGACTGCAACCACTCCATAGCCGCTACAGCAGCCGGAACAGTCAATCTGATAGCATCCAGTAGGGTGCGTGTCATATGCGCTGCTAGGCGGCTTGCAGGGACTCCTGGAGGTGCTGAGTGTCCGTTATCCTCCATCCAGTCCAGACAGTGATCCACGATACCCCGGAAAGTCGTACCGTACACCAGCGTCATACAAGGTCCCTTGGCTAGCTTGCGCCCAGCACCGGCGGCAATGAATTCCAACCATAGCTTGGCGTACGCCGCCCTCTCAGGGTCGACACAGAGGTGTTCCGAGTCCAGCTTGAGCTGCGCTGCGGAAAGGTCCAGAACTCGCTGATAGATGTCCGCCTTGCGGGTTCCCGGACCCAGTAGATTAACGTAGCCTGCACCCACAGGATCTCGGAGAACGGCAGAGAAGTGCTGCAAACCAGAGCACGTAGCGTCCATGTGTACGATAATGCCCGACTCAAACGCTTCAGGGGAGCCACTCGCAATCGCTGCGATAAGCTCACGGGCGGCAGCGAGTAGGCAGAGCGGGGAGTCGGCACCGGCCAGTAGATCGGAGTTAATGGGGTCGGCGACAGTTCGTCGTATATCATCCAGTCGATCTTCCGTCCACTGAACGCGCAGGTCGAAGTGGTCTGCGTCAAACCCGTAGCAGTTTGCGATCTGGACCTTGAGCCAGTACAGGCCACGCTTCCCAAGTGGCTTCTTTCGAGCGAATCGGAGACACGCTTTTGCCATGTCGGTGCCTTGGGGATTCGGCGCACCCCAGTAGTAGAACCGCCCCCGGCTGTCAACATGTACCGGGAACCAGCACTGTTGCCCCGCGTGCTTGCTAACAACTCGATAAAGTGCCCCAAAGTCTCGTTGAGCTGCTCGATGCTTAGTGCTAGCCGTGTGCCACCTGTGAACTCGTCGTTTCCACGCATTGAATACCTCCAGTTCTTCTTCGGCGGCCTCAGCCTTCGCCCAAGCCTCGGCGAATGGGAACTCAGGCTTATCCATGAATGTCTTGGTAGGTACGCCCAGAGCACCCCCACCGGCCTCCCAGACCTGCCGCACAGTCTCGAACGTACCCTCATCCACCACGTACGGTACAGCCTGCAAGTAGTTCGCAGCCTGAAACACACGAGGCATCCGCTCAATCGTGGCTGCTCGGATCTGATCCTGACGGGCCTTTCGGGTCTGGTGCTTCGACCGCTTCAGGAACAAGTGGCTCCGCTGCGCCCTCTCTGTGTGGTATCCGCCGTTAAATAGCGAAGTCCATGGGACAGGTGGGGCCAGCGCTACCGACGTTCCTACGCCGCCCCAGATGCCTACAACCTCGGACTCATGCAGGAACGTTCGGGCATCCTCAGAAGGTACCACTGACACCACGGTGCCACCCTTGTTCACGGTTCTGACAGTGCTCAGTAGGCCCGCTTCAATCATAGGGTCCAGCATGAACTTACCGAGCTTCACCTGATCGGTCTGAGACAGCTCCAGACGTGCGCTCTCGGGTACAATAGCATTCACCACAGCCTGCATCGTTTTGTCGATGTGGCGCGGGCTTATCGTCCCAGAGGAGCGCAGGTACTCCATTGTGCGGTCATAGTAGGACTGGTTCAGGCTGATAGCCGTACGGACTTCGATCTCTTTTAGCAGAGCACCGCCCATCGTACTCATCACCGTAGCCACACCCACTCGGGTGCCACGCATCACTAGCATAAGTCCCATGCGAAGTGCAAGGGCCGCAGTCACATCCGCAGGCACGGCTCGTAGGATATGCCGGAGGTGCGCGGCGGGACCGGCAGCCTTGCCGTCGATCTCCCGCTGGACAGCCTCCTGAGTCTGCTGGAACATCCGCAGCATCAGTACCCGTGCCCTAGGCACCCTGTCCAACTGACCACCCTCCAGCGCTTGCTGGAGGCGTGTCTTCGCGGCATTCGTCGCCTCGACATGCAGCGCTTCCTCGTGCTCCATCTGGAGGGCAATCAAATCAGTCATGGGTTCCTCAGCGCTTCTCGGTTACTCGGCCAATGTCGTCTTCGCCAAACTCTTCGGCAGCCAGCTCAGCCGCAGCGTCCACGCTCTCGGCACGGTACTCACGGAATTCACCGATACTCAGGATCTCAGCTCGGTACCACTTCTCAATCAACGTCGGGCGCATGTACTTCTCCTAGTGCTTTAAGTTCATAAATCTGGAAGGTCCAGTGCTGCGGGAGGTTCTCGAAGTCAACGCGGAAGCTCCGCAGAGCCTCCTCGTCGTTCTCCGCACTGAACCGGTAGTCGTTCATGGGACCAGCGGAACAGAGTGCGATGTACTGCTTCATCGCTTCAATAGTGCGTCGGTGTCCACACACGCCTCCGGGCGGTCGTCGATGAGCTTGCCATTAGCGGCGGCGTCGATGATGATGGCGAGGCAGGCCATGGCGTGACCGAGGTTATGCACATCAGAGTCACTGGCCCGCTCCTGCCCCTCGTTGAACTGGTCGATGTGCCGCATCGCAGCGTTCAGGTACACCGAGGCGGACACGCCGGTCAACCGCCAGTTCGCCTTGCCGTACTTCTTCGCACCATCCTCCAGCGCTCGGCACACCTCAATCTTCGCGGGTAGTGGCAGATACATCAGGTCGTACTTCTTAGCACCCTGCGCAGACTTCGGGTTGCCGTCGGGGTACTGGGTGTCTGGCGCCTTAGTGCAGGTGCCCTTCAGAACGGGCCGTTCGCAAGCACACATGGGAAATTGGCAGGTCATCCTAGCCTCCTCAGTTAGTCAGTAGCGCTTTGCGCTTACCAGGGGTATTGCGAGTATAGCGCCCACGGCTCCAGCCGCCACAGCCACCGCAGGTGTACATCTCGTACTTGCCGGTCTGGGTGAAGGTGAAGCCATCTTGCTTGATGTCCGTAGACAGGCAGCGAGGGCACAGCATCTCCTCCGACTCGACGTACGCAGCGAGGTTCGGATGCCCGACGTACCACGGACGTAGGCGCAGGTACAGCTCCTCCATAGAGGTCACGTCGGGTACGTTGTACTCGCGCATCTCATCCCACGCCTCTACGTTACCCCTCAGGCACTCGGCCCACAGAGCGAAGCCGGGGAACTTCGCATGCTTGGACTTGCTGATCTCGGTGAGGTTCGCCGAGTCGCCTGTCATCCACTCCAGCCGGTTGCTGGTGAAGCGGAACTGCTGTTTCGCCATGAGTAGGGTGTCAATCACCTTGAACGGACGTGGCGGCAGCATGCCTGCCATGACCATACGGGCTTGGATCTTCGGAATGTCGAACGCCTTGCCGTTCTGGCCGATGATGATGTCGGCTTCGTTCAGTAGCTCCCACAGCTCGGGCAGCAGACTGGCATCACTGTGAGGATCGTTGCGAACATCTCGGTAGATGATCTCGGATTCACCCAGCCACTTCGCGCAGTAGCTCAGGATGTACCACTCCTCTTTGATCTGATTCAGACCGACGTTCTGCTTCCAGAGTGACCAGACGTACCCAAGGATCGGGGCAGTCTCGATGTCGATCAGCAGGATCTTCGGCTTACCCGTCAGCTTAGGCTCGGCCTTGCGCTGGGACTTCGGAACGTGCAGTCCTAGGTCGATACACCAGAAGCGGAACAGTTGGCGAGATACGGTGACAGCCGTGCGGCGACCGTTATCGGTGCAGCCGGACAGCAGCTCCGCCCCGCGCTTAAGGCCACTGGCGTAGGCAAACTCAATCTGGCCGGTGGTGAATAGGGAGCGGATAGGGCACTGCTTGGACTCGGGCAACTTGGTCTCCTCTACGGGGGTAAGGACGCCGCGACTATGGTCGCACACGTAAGTGTCAGTACCTTCCACCACACGCAGACAGAATCCGCTGTTGGTTCGCTGAGTGCCCCCTGCATCCGCATATGCGATGCCGGTGTCACGGTTTACGTAGCGCACAGCCCCTACCGGGACATGGTTGCCTGGTGGGGTAGTGTATGTGCATTTGATCAGCGGCATATTGACCTCAGAGTTTCTTGACGGCTATAGCTGCCTTTTTGGCAGCCAATGCGGAACGACGCTTGGTGTTGGCCTTAGCTCGGGCCTCCTCCGGCGTCAGGTGAGAGTGGTAGATGTATGGTAGCGACTCGCGCCGCAGGTACGCCACTAGGTTCTCCAAGTACGGTACGATCTTGCTGTACTCCATACTCTTTGCACCCCAACGACCTGCTGCGTTGGCTATGCGGCCTTCCGCCGAATTACAAGAACGGTGCAGCACTCCCCGCACTAACCCTGTATCGTGGTCATGGTCGAGTACCGCGTCACCCTTAATGCTGATGTCGATACGCTGCTGGCATAGGGGGCATACACCACCCTGCTCTTTGTGGATCTTCAGAACAAAAGTCCTGTGTTGTGATCTAGGTATCTTGTAGGCTGCCACGGGCCTCTCCCTTAATGATGCGGAACAGCTGTGGTCGATGCAGTCACTCTTGGTACTGCTCATACCGCCGCTCCTTCTCAATTGCAATCAGTTCAAGGTGGTACTCGTTCAACTCGGTGAGCCAGTTCCTGATCCTTGGATCTAGGTCCGCCTCCATGAAGTACTTGTACGCGCTGTCATGCTGGTCCCGGCGTAGCCACAGGCACTCAGCCTCAGCCAAGGCGTTCTGACCATTCCGAATGTAAGCCCGCAGGACCGCATCGATGGCCTCGTTCTCATCCAGTATCGGCTCCAAGAAGTTCAGCGTACCCCGCTCCCCGATGGCCTTACCATCCAGCTTGCTCAGGCCCACCACGTTGTCAGCCTTGTCGCCCATGAGCATCTGCGCCAAGAAGAACTTAGTGCCATGCCCCTTGATCTTGAGCTTCCCTGCTGGCGTGTACGCCTCGCTGATCCAACCGTACCTGTCTGAGATGATGTCGATAACACCCGTCTCCTGCTCCAAGTACGGCCCCGGAGTGAGCCTCAGATCCTTGTCAGCGCTCTCCACAAGACCAAGCGGCCCCTGTGCATGCGCATCCATGATCATCGCGTCATCCGCTTCCCAGTAGTGGTGTAGCTCCACGCTCAGCTCGGGCGGCAATCCAGCCCCGCCCTCTTGAGCGATCCGTGCAATCGCCACACGCAGTGGCTCCAGCAAAGGTGGCTTGGCCTTCCCGCTGCGGTTCCCTTGATATGGCTTAACCGTTGGGTAGCAGTCACGGTACGCCTTCACACACCCGCTGGCTGTTAGGTACAGCTTCCCGTGCTCGCTGTTCGTGAGGAACATTTGAGTCAGTGCCAGCTTGATGAACTTCCGAATGGCGGTGTCCAGTGTCTTCACTGTAGCCGCCGCCTTGTAGGCAGGCCCGTCTGCGTCTAGCAAGAGGATGCGCCCCGGTTGGGCGCCCTCGTACAGTTCAGACTTGCCTGCCCAGAACTTTTCTCCGGGCAGGCTCAGCATGTTACAGAGCCGGCAGCGCAGGCATTGCAGGCAGCGACGGAACAGCCAGAGCAGCTACCGCTGGAGTCTGCACAGGAGTACCGCCGTCGAACGGTACGTCAGCTACTGCGGCAGCCGGTGCGATCACCGGGACAGCAGGTGGGGTCACAGCACCCGCAGCGGCCACGTTCACAGCAGGTACCGCCGGGACTGCTTGCTGCGCCGACAGGTCAGGCACTGGCAACGCAGTAGCTGCACCAGCCACGCCGCCCAGCATGATGTGCAGCGCCGAGCCCTCGAAGTTCACAGCCTTCTTGATATCGTCGCGGATGAAGTCCTTGGACTCGCCCTTGTCGTTCGTGCCTTCGATAGCCAGCGATGCCCAAGTCTCAGGAGTCGGGTTGTCGAAGAAGAAGTAACGCAGCAGCTCCATCGGCATCTCCGGGATCGGGTACGGCTGGCGGCTGATCGGATCACGCGGCGCCATGATGTTCGCCCAGTTGATGTCGTTGCGGAACTTACCCTTGTTCGCGCCCTTGGTGATCGGCTTGCGAGTCACTGGCAGCAGGAACGCTTGGCCCAGCATCTGACCGAACGACTTCAACGGCTTGTTGTCGTAGTTCATCTTGTCGAACGCCAGCTTGGTGCGGGCCTTCTCGTTGTTCCCGAGGTACATATCGAAGGTGCGCAGGACCGCAGGCTTCTGGTTGCCGTCCTTGTCGAAGTAGTGGAACAGGTCATCAGGGCGCTCGGTGGCTGGCTCAGCAGCACCCGGATTGGTGTCGCCCCAGAGTGCAAAGGCCATGCGGAACTTCATCGCAGGTGGCTTAGGCTTACCCTCGAACTCAGCGATGTGCTCGCCGAACTCAACGTACTCGACCAGACGGGCGAACGCAAAGCCTTCAGGCAGGACGCGGCGCTCACCGCCACCACCCTTGGAGACTTCGCTCATGTCTACGCTTTGCGTCTCGGCAGCTTGGTTAGCTGCTGCCAGTGCTGCGGCGAGAACTGCGGCTGGGTTCTGGTTTACTTCAGACATGGTGTTACTCCTGTGTAATTAAGAAAGGTAGTGCGAGTACAGCGCCTCAGTGAAGGCGCTTCTTGTTGAACATACTGGAGCCGGACTCAGCCACAGCAGGGAACGGGATGTGCGCAATGTCGTACCCGAGCTGCTCGCTCATGTACTTAGGTGCATCTTCGAGGATCGCCTTGCACGCAAGGTTCACTTCGCGCTGCGTATCATTCCGGCAGTCGGTGTACACAGCATCGTGTACGTTGTTGATCAGGAACTCGGATATCATGAACTGCGGACGGGCAATCATCCAGCGAGCGATACGTCCCATGCTCACCGTCATCATGAACCCGGCCTCACCTTGGTTCCAGTAGTTCGCAATCTGCGTGTCCTTGTAGTCCATGATCGTCTGACGAGTCTCACGGTCCCACTTGGGGTACTGGCGGAAGCTGTAGCACGTGCCGCCTGGGGCTTGGTAGTACCCCCGGCGATACACAGTCCAGCCGAACTCGGTCTGCTCACGGCACAGGCCCTCCATCGTCCCGCCCGTGAGTTCCACTGCATCGCGGACAGTCTGCCGGAACTTGATGGACTGCGGGAACAGCGCTGCTTCATTGTCGAGGAACTCCTGCGCCTCTTCAATGGTACAGCCAGTGTTGAATGCGATACCACCGGCACTCGCACCGTACTGCGCCGAGAACGCCTTGGGCTTGATAGCCGAGCGCGCCTTCATTACACGACCGTGCCACGGGTGCTCCTCGTCCTTCTTGATCTGCACCAGCTGCTCGTAGCTGAAGCCGTTCCAGCTGTCAGCCTTACCAGCGAGCCGGTACAAGTGCATATCCGTACCAGACATAAGCTTCTCAAGCAGAGCCATGTCACCTGACAACGCCGCACACCACACAACTTCCAGCGCCGTGTAGTCCACCTCACCGATGCTACCGTTCGCGCCGAATCGGGAGACGAACATCTCCTTCACACGGCTGCCCGCTGTCGGATCATCCTCGTCCACCTTCGGCAGCTGCTGAAGGTTCGGGTTTGAGGAAGACAGTCGGGTGGTGCCAGTGGCGCACTGGTTCAAGTTGTGGTGAATGATCCCATCCCCACCCACATACTGAAGCATGCCCTTGGTCTTCTTGATGCTCCCGTCTTTGGCGTACTCGTGCGTAATGTAGAACGCGCCGTTATCCTTCTCCAGCGTGGCTGCCCGCATGAGCATCTTCGCCTGCTCAAAGCCGAACGTGTCCAGTGCCGTCAGCGAATCGCCGCTGGTACTGTACACCGGGGTGCCATCGGGAAGTGCCCGCGCCTGCTGGAACTCAGCCCGCTTGCCCGTGTACTTGTCGCGCAGTACGTCAGGCATGTCGGGGAACTTGATGATGCCGGGGAACTTGTACCGACCATCCTCATCCCACTTCAGCTTCTCTACGTCTGTATCTTCACGGTGCAGCTTGATCTGGCCCTTGTTCTTGCCGGACTTGTACGTGACTGCGCCGCCGTGCTTCGTCAGGCATGCCACCTGCTCATCGCCAGTCAGCGAGTCCCAGTCATCCGCCTTAAGCTTCGCTCCATCCAGCATGTGGATGAAGTCCGCCTTCTCGAACTGGATCGGATCATACGGCACACGCTTGCGGTAGCGCACCTCACCGCCGAACAGCAGCGCTGACATGTGGTAGTCGCTACCCCAGTTGAATTCCAGAGTGTCCGGCAGATCTGTGGGCACCAGCTTCCCCAGCTCTGTGCGGATACCGGCCAGCTCAACCAGTTGAGTTGCATGGTTCCGGTCAGCGACCTCCCGGTCGATCTTCAGGCCGGACACTTCGCAGATGCTGAACGCCAGCATACCCTCGCAGCGCTCAAGGTACATGCGCCACATGCCCTTGGCTTGCAGCTGCTGCATCTGGCTGTAGAACACCAGCGCCGTGTTGTTCACGTCACCGCACGGGCCGCTCAGGTATTCACGTAGGAGTGCCGGGTCCATCTCGCTGGTCAGTACGCCCCGATCCCAGAGCGCCTTGATGCCGTCAACCTTGTGAGTGCCGCCATGCTTTGGGGCTACCTCATCCAATGCAGGATAAGTCCACGTCTGGTGCGACAACAGGTACTCTGCGAGCTGGGTACACAGCACACGACCGCCACGGCGCAGGAACTTCAGGAACTCCTCGCGGTGCCGGGTGAAGAACCACGACATTTCAAACATCGCGTTGAAGCAGACGAGAATATCCACACCGTCGAGGTTGAACCACGGGTTGTTCGGGTCCTCCGCCTCAGCACGGGAGCGGAAGTAGTGATCTACCACAGTGCCCGGTACGCCGTTAACATCGTCCCGCCAACCGGGCATCACGATCCAGTTCTTATCGGTGTAGGGCGAACCCTTCCGACCGAGATGCGTGTGCGACTCCGTCTCCAGATCCAAGAATCGAATAGTGCTCATTTAACACTCCGCTTATGTGGTCGTTGGTTATCGGGACCATTCTGACGCAGCACGATCCAGCTAGTCATCGTACGCCTCTGCTTCGAGTGCAGCCTGCTCCAGCCATTCGGCCAGCTCGTGGGCTTGGGTTGGGGTGAGGGCCACAACGGACGGCCCCTCGTTCTTGGAGCAGCAGGTAGTGATGTAGACGCGCTGTGCGATCACATCGGCCTCCAGCCAGTCCTCCTTGGTGACGTTGCAGTTCTGGGTCAGCTGCTTCATTTATCCTCCCGGAATCGGTCGTAGATTGGGTGGCGGCGAACCCTTCCGACCGAGGTGCGTGTGGCTCTGCGTCTCCAAATCTATTATGCGTATTGTCGTCATCGTTTGATCTCGCAGTAAAAGGTGATTGGATACTCCATTCGGAAGTGATCCTCCCGTGCTGTGGTCCGGGTATTCAGCTTACGCACCACCTCATGGATAGTGTGCTCAATCTCAGCCTGCGCCACCTCCATCAACTTGGCACGTAGCTCACGCACTACGTCCTCAGTGAACGCCTGAGCCGCAGCGTTCACGATGTACTCGCCACTATTCCTCACCATATGTCTCAGCCTCATCTGCTGCTTTGCTGAGTCGGTCAGCCAGCGCCCGAGCCACGTGGGGCGGGAGCCGGACATCATGGGGCAGGTATCCATCCCTGTGGTCATGCACGCTAATGAAGATGTGACCCCCAATGACCTCCACTGAGGCCTTATCGCGGCTATCCACACGGCACCGATATGATGTGTGACTCATGCCTTATCCTCCCGGAACCTGTTGAAGATTGGATGGCGGTATCCGCCCTTGCGGTCACGCTCCATGCACTCAGCCTCTACCCACTGACCCATGTACTCGGCTTGGTTCTCCCAGATCAGGCGACCCAAACCGTGCGGGATACCAGCAGGCTGCGCAGTACTGCCGTCAGCCACCTGGATAGTTAGGCTCCCGGCGCGGCCCAGCGGCTCACCTGCCTCACTGAACGCTTCGTTGATACCAGTAATCACGCCATCGAAGTCTATCTTAGGCTTGATCTTCATCCAATCGAAGGTGCGGGTCCGGGAGTACAGGTGGTCCAGGGTCTTCGCCATAGCGCCCTCGTACCCATCCAGGCGCAGGTCGCCGTACATCTGCAACACTTCAGCTGCGTTGTTGGCGTACTGCCCGATTGGTACCGAGGCCGGGACACCGCAGTCCAGGAGCAGGTCGCGCACCTTGCGGCGTTCTTCCAGGCGGTCCTCGAAGCGCTGCGTGCTCTCCGGCATGTCGAACACGATCACATGCACTTGATGCTCGAACAGTTCAGGTGCAGTGCGTCCAGTCTTCCGGTCGCACTTCTCCTTCGGGTACCCCTTGGAGCTACGCACCCAGCGATACGAGTCGTTGAAGTTGTCGTTCACGAGGATGCCGATGTCCAGCTCATTCAGGCCCGTCCGGTCGAAGAACGCAGAGAACGCAGGCGCCAGGAAGTCCATGTTGTGCAGCGGCTTCTCAGCGTAGCTGTCGAACCGCACCAACCCAGTCTCGGTGTGGACAACCCGGCACCGGATCTCATCCGCCTTCGCTTCGACCCACACAGGGTACTCGAAGCGAGGCTTGCCCTTGACCAGCTTCTGGGCGTCGGCGAATGTCTCTCCCTTCATCAGCATAGCCATTACACGTACTCCCAATCTACTTGCCGCGCCATTTCCTTGAAGCGTTCCACGCGCTCCGGTGAGCAATCAGTATTAGCATTGCGAGTACAGACGCCCCACTCCCCGTGGTGCCCGATATGCAGGGAGAAGTTCGAGTCGTACCGCATGAAGAACTGATTGATGCTGTGGTCGAACGACTCCAGCACAGCCTCGCGGGTACCTGCGTTGTACACGATCCAGTCCATGCAGTACGGCACATGATCGCGCCACTCCGTAACCTTGACCACAGTGAGCAGGCGATCATCACCGCCATCGTACTGGTCGAACGTCTGGCACTCTACCATGTACGGGGAACGTGCAGCGAACTGCCGGAGGCACTCCTGCACCTGCGCAACCGTGCAGTTGTAGAACACGAAGTCAAAGTCCTTGGGCTTCACACCGAAGTGTGCGTCCCGTACCGCGCCACCGGCCAGCATTACACCGGCAGGGTTCACGAGACAGGAGTCGATGCGCAGCAGGGTTGCCGCTTGCTCTCGGGTCCAGTCCGCCAATTCCTTCATGAATAACTCAGTCAAGTCACGCATGTGCCACCTCTCCGTCAACGAATTTACACTCGGCTGCGTTGAACCCCAGAGTTGCCTCGAAGTTCGACGGCATGCCAGCCATTTGATACTTGTTCTTAGGTGTGCTGATACCTCGCAGGTCTTGGTAGCCTGCCCCGGTCATTGCACCCAAGTGGATCTGTAGATCAACTGCACCTTGGATCGCCGTCTTGGAATCCTTCAGAGCCTCCTGCGGCGGGTGCAGGTTGTTCCGCCCCTCGATACTCACCTGACAGGTACCGAAGCTGATGAAGTCATGCCGACAGGCCATCTCACGGATCTCCTGCCACTTCTCTTCGAGGATGTCGGTCTTGTTCCCACCAGTACCCGACCCCTTGAACTTCACGTTCGCAACCATGTCCCAGATCACGATACACGGCTTCATCTGCTCGATCACCTGCTCCGCCTGAGCCAGTGACCCACCGTGGAAGTCCTTGATGCGGATGCGGTCAGCCTTGCCGCCGAGGGCCTTGACGTACCGCTCCTGCAACGAGCCATCGTTACCCCAAGCATTCAGCTGCTTCAGGTCACACTGGAGCACAGCTTGGTACAGACGCGGGATGATGCGTCGGCCCTTGCCCTCGTTGTTGAACCACAGGATCGGTCTATCCGGATCAAAGTACAGCGGGATCTGGGGCGCAGCCTCAGCAGCGATACACCCCAGCAAGCTCGTCTTACCCGCATCAGGCGGCGCCGCCACCAAGACCGAGGCACCACCAAGCAGGCCCTTCACGTACAGCTTCAGCGCGGTCGTGGGTAGCTTGATGCCGTGGTCGCCAGCCTCATCCTTCAGGATGTCCAGCACATCCTCCGTGATGTAGTCCGTCGGAGTGCTCACGCCCTGTGTACGCATCGTGGCTTGGGCTAGGCGGCTTAACTCGTATGCCAACCCGTCGCCCACCTCACCGCCACTCTGGTACTGGCTGATTAACTGCCCAGCCTTACCACTGAAGTCCAGTTCGATCAGCTGGTTCGTGATGCCGTCGATCAAGTCCTTGTTGTACGGCTCGGCCAACTTGCCCACGATGTGCAGGACCATCGCCATCGTGTTCGCATCGTACCCAGAGCGCAGCTTGATCAGGCTCGTCAGGCCCTGCACGTCCACCTCAGTCTCCTGTGGGAACGCATTAAAGTACTGCTGGTACCACTGCAAGACCATGACAGCCTCGCCGCCCAGCATCTCGTCAGCTACAGCCCCGCGCAGCATCTTGAACTTCTGCTTGTCGCGGAGTGCATGAAGGACCAGGAGTTCCATCACGCCACCTCCAGGAAGATGCAGCGGCATTGCAGAATATCCACAAGCCACACATTGGTGGCGGACTCCGCCGCTAACCGGTTACAGTTGCGGCAGAGCTTGAACAGCTCTCGATATGGCTTCACGTACTAGCTCCTGAATCTGGTGCTTCATTAAGTCCTTCGGGTCAAGTCCCTCTGGCGTAGGTATATCCACGCACTCAAAACCTAACCCTCGAACCCGATTGGCGACCCGCTTCGCACCATCACGCCCGGCTTTGTCGCCGTCCATAAAAGTGATGACGAGTCTTGGTTTGTGCTTCACAAGCTGTGCTCCCAGTGCATCTGGCATTGCAGTGCCGCACAGTCCTACAGCTGTGAATTCAGGGGTCGCCCATCGCACCTTCAAGGCGCTCAGGTAGTCCTCTGTTACAACCCAAACATCCTTCCAGTCATCGGTCGGATGCTTGTGATACTCCGGTGCCGGGTACCCGTACCCCGTCCACTTGGGGCTTTGCCCAGCGCAGGCCCTGCCGATCCATCCCAGACTCGTACCAAGTAGCAGGCGTCGTTGCTTCTTGCTGTACCAGATCACTTGATCCGGGCACATCGTCTGCGGGTCGATTCCTTTTGCGAGTAGCAAGGCATGCAAGGCACTTGCCTCGCCTTGCCCCTGCCACGGTGCAGCATCGTCGGGCCACGGCATGAACCTGTGCTGGTCGGCTGTAGGTCTTATGATAACGTGCGTCTTCATCGACACACCGCCCTTCCGGCAACTCTGGCAGTACGCCACGTACCTGTCGTCCTTGTTCGCTACCACCATGTTCGTGGCATTCGTACTCCGGACCCTGCCCGGGCACTGGTGGCGCATGCGCTTTGACTGCCCGATTGGCAAGCGCTTCGCATGCGGCAACCAAGTGTCTAACGTTAAGCCTGCCATGCGCGCCACCTATTACGATAATGTCATGCATCCCTCAGCTCCATAGTAACCACGTCCGGTTCGCCGGGTACCCAATTGGGCTGGCGTGTGACTTGGCGGAATGCGAACTGCGAGTACAGGCCAACGAGGTATCCGTCGAAACAGGTCAGTCGCTTAGCCCCATCGTTCAGGGCCTGCTGTACAAGCCAGCACCCGTAACCCGGCAGGTCACACCACAGCGCCTTGAGTTCACCGTGCAGTACGATGTACCCGCCGACCGTGGCGCCGTGATCGTTGATCATGCAGCGCACCTTGCAGGCGTCCTTGTAGAACAGGGTACCGAAGGCACCCGCCCCCGGCACTGTACGTAGCTGCCGGGTGAACGCCCAGAACTCCTTGGAGATACACTCAGCCAGCTCAGCCTCAGTATCGAGTGACTTGCCGTGCTTGTGGAACTTCCGGGCACGGCTGAAGCAGCGCAGGAAATACGTCTGATCGTTGCCTGACTTGTTCGCGAAGTGTCGCTCTACGATACGCATAGATCACCTATGTAAGTGTACCGGCAGCGAAGCCCACCGCCAGTGCGATAAACCATAGTACAGAGCACACGCCGCGGGATAAGCTGCGGCGCTTCCATGCAAGGAGTAGCTGTCGATCTGCTTCTAGTCGGCGGATGCGCAGATCGCGGACTGTTGCATCCCTGGCGGATGGGTGGCGAGTAGTCACAGCACCGCACCTAGTACGTGTACCGCAGTACCCAGAAGGCCAGTGAACAGCACCAGCCCGGCTGCGCACAGCCACTTGTGCGCAGTATACGTCTCGCTGTAGGCAGCTGCCAGCTTATCGCCCAGCTCTCGGCAGCAGCGTGCAGTCTGAGCAAGGCGCTGCGCCTGTACCTGGTGGCGGTATGCTTGGAACTCTGCGTCTTCAGTCAGGCGCTTGTTCGTCTGGATAGCCTCAGCTAAGGCTGCCTTGCTCTCCTGCAACAGCAGGGTCTGCGAGATGGCACCGTCAGCACCCGACATACTGTCGGTGATGAACTTGGTCTGCTGCTCGTGGCAGTACCCCAGCGCATCCAGTGCGGCTTGTAGGGCCAGCTTCTCGCTGGTCAGTCGGCCGAGGGTGGTTTGAAGTGCGACGATGTGCATACGATTCTGCTTAGCCATGATGTGTCTCCTACGATTTATGGACAGTTACCTGCAATGCACCCGTTGCTCCGGCAGTTGTAGTCCGGGCAGGGTAGTACCGTCAGCTTGCGGCTGCCGGGTGCATTACAAACTCAGTCGCCTTAGATGGCAGCAGCGGCCTGTTCAGCTACTGCTTGTTGCCCGTCAGCGTTCACCCCAGGCGCGGGGCGGTGGGTGGCCACTATATCGACCGGTTTGACTACGCTCAGCTTGGCCGGGCCGCCGACGAACTGCACCAGCACTTGGTACGTGCCGTTGTCCAGACGGGTGATCACTTGGCCGGTGAAGACTTCAGCCTTCTCACCCTTGCCTTCGTTGAAGGTGATCTGGATGCCGCTGGTGATGTTCTCCAGCTCGACGGCGCGGTTGTAGTCCTGCACTGCCACGTTGTACGCGTCAGTCGCCTTGACCACAGCAGCGTGCAGGACTTCAGCGTTGTTCTTGAAGTCGGCGGCGGATACTGGCTTGCGGATCAGGGTAGCGACGGTAGCGGTTTGAGCTTGGGACATGGTGTATCTCCTGTGTAGTTTAAGTTCGGACAGAGTGTTGCCCTGCATGCACCCTATCGCTAAGGTGCATGACGGATTCACTCAGCTAGGACAATCTCGAATTGCCCTGAATTACGCAGCTCGCCGTGCGGCGCCATAGCGAAGTTGCGGTCGTATGCGTCGTCGAGGAAGTACGGGTCACCATCTGGATCTAGGCCCGTGATCTCGTACACGCGCCCCTCTGTGATATCTGGGCGCGACTCTAGCGCCTTAAACTTCAGGGACATGGGGGGATCTCCTATCGTGGTTGAATGCGAAGTGCGAGTACAGCGCTACTCCCCGGTGTCGAGGGTAGCGTCAGGCAGGTGGCGGAACCGAGCGCTTGCACAGACCCGGCCCACTAGGCAGCCGGTTTCCATGTTCACTAGGTTCTCCGCAGGTACGGTGCCACCAGCATGCGCAGGTCTATCAGCTACCGTGAAGTACACCCGTGGCCTGCCCGCTTGCATGTCGATGCGGGTGTACAGTTGCCCGGAGACCAGCTCGTGGAACGCTAGCCCCTGCTTGCGGGTGTTGTGCTTGATGTTCATTCAACCACCTCCAGCACTAGGCCAGCACGTACCACGCTGAACAGCAGGGCGCGGCTCTCGTACAGCGCCTTCGCCTGCTTGATTGCACGGCCCTTCGAGTTGTACGCCTCCACCTTGCCGCCGACGCGGTATGGTTCACCGGCTGCGTTCAGTAGGATGTAAAGCTTGCTCGGCTTGTTACGCATACCCTACTGCCTCTCGCTTGCTGGACTTGCGGGATGCACGGCGCACAATCTCCACGCCTTGGGATTCAACGTGGTCGCAGGTGCCATTCAGTAACGACACCTCGAAGTATACTATACCACCCTCACGGATCACGTCCGAGATCACGCCTTGCTTGCCGATGTTACGGCGGTCTGCTTGCATGTAGCGATCCGAACAGCGGACCAGACGAACCGAGTCGCCCTTGTTGACTTTAGTAGACATAGATAGTGCTCCCGTTGAATTCAATGACTTGATCCAAGCCCGATGGCTTGTCGCTGTATTTGTACACTGGCTTGCCCGTCGTGTACTGCTGAACAGTACCACGTCCCGGCTCACCTTGGATATGCCACACCGGCAGACGTTCAGCCACGCAGGTCAGTTCGATCTGTTCAGCTACTGACTGGAGTTCCTGCACGATGGACACAAACGGGAACCAGCCACGGCTTGGCGTGTAGCTCCGGCCAATACGGGTGCTGCCGAGGTCAATCGTGTGCTTGTGGCACAGGTCGATAGCGAACAACACGATGTCCTTGCCGGCGGTGCTGGCGATGCATGTAGCGATCTTGGTCATGATCAGTCCTCAGTTGTATAGGTCCAGCGGGTAGCCCTCAACGAAGGCTACCGACTTGCTCTACACGCAGCGGGCGCTCCAGTACTCGTTACCCTGCGGTGTGCTGAGCCACACGAACGCATCCCACAGGGTGTCCGGGGGGCCGCCGTAGTATACACGGCTTGCAATGTTCTGCCGCACAGCGCGGCGGTCGAACTTCAGGGCGCTGCGGAGGTGCTCGCCGGTCAGCCCTTGGCGCTTGTAGAACTCAGACAGCTGTGCATTGATGCTCATGTTTACTCCCAGTTGCAGATCAGCATTTGTAGGTGTTCAGCGCAGGCTTCAGCCATTGCGTTTGGGTTGTATCCGGCCTTGGACAGCGCGCCGCTGTACGGCTTGCAGGGTAGCATGTCAGCCTGTGAGGCTACCCACAGCGACTACACAGGCAGCGATAAGCGCGCCGTTCCCGATCCAGTTAGCAGCGCTGTACAAAGCCCGGCGTAGGCATGGACTGCGGAGGTTCATAGCGGCGATACCTTGACAATGCGGTACACTTTATCGGGGTAAGCGTCTCGCATTTCGCGGAGCGACGCCACCGCCTGCGCCTTAGTACCCGGTCCGTACTTGTTGGAGTTACTCACCGTCACAATGTCGCACCAACAGTAGGTGCGGTCCCCGTCAGTATACCGCACCTCCGCAGCGCCCCGCCGCTGTAGTTGCCAGTTCGCCCGGCTCATGCTGCCACCAGTTTACGTGCAGCTTCCAACAGGTCACGGCCTTGGAAGTTCTTCAGCGGATCGTTCGCGGCCTTGTCTGCCTTCTTCAGCAGGGCCAGCAGTTGCGCTTGGAAGTCGAACGCCATGTCTACTGGCTTCTCAGGCGACATCTCGAACCATGGCTCAGCCTCGGCGCCGACCAGATCGGTAGTCTTCGCACGGTCATACAGGAACGGCTTGGCCTTGCGCTTCTTCGGGTCGGCGTCGAGGTTCACGGTGATTTTGCCGTACTTGCTGGCATGCTCAGCCAGGGCGTTGCGGCGGGAGCCCTTCGGCAGCGCATTGAACAGCGCTTCGAACAGCGTGATGTCACCGTGCAGCTCAGCATGGTTCAACACGCTGATCTGCACCATCTGCACAGCTTGGTCGAATTCCTCGCCCCGTACCTTGATCACAGCGACGGCGCGCTCAATGTCGGCCTTGCCAGTGAACGCAATGCGGACGGCTGGTGCGATGGTGGCGAGTGCGGTTTGTACGGTAGTCATATCGAATCCTCAGTTTGCGTTAGTGTTTCCAGTTGGTGCCACTCAGCGAATGGCACCTCAAGAGCACTACAGGAAGCGTACAGGTGTGAATGGCCCATCTAGTCGCTGCGTGTTAAACGACCAACCGTATCGGGTGTATTTGTGCAGCTCAGCAGGCGGCACCCAGCAGAAGTCGCAGGGTATGCCTGTATCGACCATCACATGTACCATATCAGTACCCTCGCTTCTGCTTGTTCAGTGACGTTACAGCGTCCACGTCGCACTTACCTACGGCGCGGCGAGTTTGTTCAGGCAGCCAACCTTCCGCCCCAGGTCCAGCAGGCTTGGTATTCAGCTCCCAGTCATTCAGTTGACGGCGGCGCTTCGCCGCTTGGGTATTCCCGGACCGAGCCATGTTGGTCAGCTTAATCCGCAGATCCATATCAGTCCGCGCTGCCTTGTACAGCTTGTCAGCTTCGACAGTTCGTTCGCTGACCTTGATCGGGGAGGCAGCACTGTGGCGGATCACGCCTTCAATACCCACCTTGATACCCTTTGCCTCAAGGCGTCTAACCTTGTTGCGAAACTTGCGCATTTCTTTCTTCTCAAGAGGATGCATAGTGTAACCCTCAGTCAAACATGCCAGCGCAGGTGGCGGAGTGGACGACACAGCTCTCGTACTCAGCGATGGCTTGCATTAGATCGTCGAACTTAGTTACTTGCTTGCCGTAGGTCACTACAAAGCGACCATCGCAGTGCATGGTTACAGGTACGTCAAATCCGGTACAGCTCATTAGTAGGTTCATCTCGAAACCCTCGGTAGTTGCTTAAACACACTGCGCTAGATCGCAACGCTAGCTGAACCGAGATACCTACAGTCCGCCGGATCAGTGTGTTTAAGGAACCACCGAAGTGTGTTCCTGCTAGCATCTGTCCGCCTAGCCACGTTGTCAGTTCCTGAGTCTGACTTCGCCCATATCGAAGGGTACCTCTCGCCGTTCTTTAGAGTTCGCCCTTACGGGTATCCCTCAGCGCGGTTCAGGGCTTACAGCAATTAGGCTGCCTGCGGTGCGCAATTCTATCCATGTATCAATGACTGGCCTGTAGGCGTTCCCAGCATACCTGTTATCCGTTGTCCCTTTCGATGCTAGCCGCCATGTCCACCCGGTTCAGCTTGCGCTTACTGGGGCTTCCGTGGCCTTACGCTAGACTGACTTTACTCAGCGTGGGAGGACCATTCCCTGTACAACTAAAGAGCGGTGAATCTGTGTAGCCATGTTACTGTGCATCTTACAACGTGTCAAGCGTTTGTTTCGGTGGCCCTTACTCTGTAACACTCAGCGCCGGGTGTTTCGTGTTGCTGTGCTGCGGATGTTACGTTGAAGCTATGTTTATGTCAACCTAAACCGCTTTAGTGTAGCGCCTATCTCAAGGCGCATCACGCAATGCTTTAACTCGCGCTAAGTGGTTGGCGAACGCTTTGTCCTGTGCTGCCTTGCTGCTAGGGGACTGCTGCGCCGCGCTGTACTGTGCTAAGTCGATCATCGTAGTGCTTCCTATGGGATACACTAAAGCGGTCTAGGTTGTTAAAGAGCGGTGTTACTGTGAAGCTAATATACCGTGTCGCGTCTAGCTTGTCAACACCTTGTGAGTCTGTAGTTGGAAGCCGCTAAGTGATCGAAACCACCTAACCCCGCACTACCTGAGCTTTGCCCTAGGCTAACTACGCAGTGACTCAGTGTTGCTACCGTCGCGGTGCTGCTTGCTTCGATGGAGTGAACTTTACAGACCTAAGCTACGGGTGTCAACACCTAAGATGAAAGTATTTACATACCTACAGAATGGCATAAGAAGGCATACCCTTATGCCATCCGATTATGTCTCCCTAATAGGAGAAGCGCAGCGCCGAGTATTGACGGGAACGAATGGCTCCCAGCGCAGGGCATAGCCCGAGCACCGCGTAAGGCACTGAGCGGGAATCCCCGGCGGTGCCAGTGCAAAGCTATATAGAAGGCTGCGCAGGCATCACAGCAGAACCTAGGCTGAAGGTGCAATAGCTATAGATAGCTATAGAGGAAAGGCTATCAAGACAGGCTAGACACTCAGGCAGGTATCAGGCATAGTACTCAGGCAATGCACACAGAGGTAAGGCCCACCCGTGAAGTGATAGAGGTAAGGCGCAAGGTGCAAGAGGTAAGTACGGAGACACTGCCGAGCCAAGAGGTAAGGCGCGCTCTCCCGTTCAGGAACTCACAGAGGATAGAACCATGCTAAGCAAGCACGATAGGGCTGCACAGGCGTACTGCGCTACTCAGGTACAAACATGGCGCAAGGCGGCACAGCAGCTCCGCAGCTCAACCAGTGCCGTCCCGTACCGCACGCACCGCGTGCAGTGCTTCCAGGAAGCTTGGCTATGGCTGGCTAAGGCTAGGGAGTGCCATGCTAACCAATAGGTGCTGACAGCGCATCTCAGCAGATGCTAGGCTTGCACTGCTAGCTGTAGGAGACAAGGCAATGACACGCACTGAGCTATTGAACAAGCTGTCTAGGGTTACACTGATAGGCGAGGGACGCATAGTAATCAAGCGGTTGGACTACACCAGCAATCCCCTGGCGCCCCAGGCGGAGGCATGGGCAGTCATGTACAGCGAGCCCAGCGGTGTACGTCGCAAGGCTGTGTACCATGGTGAGCGGTACGGCTGGCAGTGGAGTTACTGAGGGCTTGCGCAGGCTGCAGTAGCTGCGTGCGCAGGCACCCAAGGCATTGCAGGCACCGAGGCTAGAACCTCGGCAGTGGCGCACAGGCCCTCAGGCTACGTCCCGGGCTCCTGAGCACTCCACCTAGGCTTCCCTGGCAATCCAGGCAGATAGCTCTGTGCACACCACCTATGGGGGAACCATGAGCTGCTAGGGGTCGGGA